CCCGCCCATAGCAAGGCTATTGAGAGAGCTTTCTCATTATTATTTATTGATAGATAAGCACTTGCGAACTTTGTCAAAGTGGCGTCGTGGTCTCCCGCAGTTTCTTCACCTGCGTGGCGGTGAGCGGGGCGGGCTGGCCGTGGCGCGGCCACGAGTGTTCGTTGCGCCCGAAACCCAACTGGACGCTGACGGAAGCCTTCGGCATCTCGATGCCGTGGCGCTTCAGGATGGCGTCAGCCTCGGGGTATTTGACCCCGGCCTGCCCGAGCGCCTTCAGGACCGCGCAGGCCGAAAAGCCGAGGATCTTCGCATGCACGGTGCCCCCGCGCCGGGGCGCGGGGGACGGCTGACGCTGCTGAAGGATGAACGCGGCCTGCGATTGGGCGGCGGCGGCATCGGTGAAGGTCCCCAACAGGCGACCGGACTCGCGTAGTTGGTGGCGTCCGTTGCGGCAGACGATGATGCGGAAGTCCCCGCTGACGAGGACTTCGCGTTGGTTGAGGGTCTTGGTGGTCCAGTTCATGACTTTGATGGGTGGATGTTCGTGATGGGGGGGTGGTTGGTGTGAGGGTTCTCAGGCGATCTCGTCGTCTTCGAAAAGCTCGGTGTCGAAGCCCTGGCGGGCGAGCTGCGCGAACTCCTGCGCGACCCACTTTTCGCCGGAAGCCTGCTGGATGCGGCTTTGGAGCGAGCCTTCATAGAGGCTGGTGGAGTCGGCAAAGTGGCGTCCCCAGCGGCTGCGCAGGAAGTTGCGGATGGCGATGTCGGTGGGCTGCCACGGGGCGCTACGGAAAACCTCAAAGGCGGCGTCCCAGGCTTCGATGGTTTCTTTCAGCCCGAGGCGTTCGTTCATGTCGAGGGTGCCGAAGAAGCCCCAGCGGTCATCGGTCGGGGCGACGGCAACACCTGCGCGAGCGGTGGCGGCGAGGTTGGCGTTCGAGGTGGTCTTGGTCTGATTCATGATCGTGTTGAGTGGGTGGTTTGAGGTGTGGGTGGCGGGAGTGGCGCGGAGGTTTATCCGTCGATACGGAAGGCGTAGCGGGCGTAGGTGTAGCCCTCGGAATTGACGTAGAAGCAGCGCCCGCCGGTGATCACGACGAAGCATTCCAGCGGTGGGTTGTCCCCGAGGAAGGCCTCCATCGGGGTGGCGGCGTCGGTCCCGATCACAGGCAGTTTTCGGATCAGCTCGCGCTGCCACTCGGGCATTTCGCTATGGCGGTGACGGGGGCACTCGTCCCAAGTGGTGGGTTTGCGGGCGCAAAGCGGCGTGAAGGTGCTACGGGAATCGTTCATGGCGGTGTTTCCTTTCCGGTTCAGAGGTTGATGCCGAGGTGATCGAGCGCTTCGAAGGCGCGGCGCAGGTGGCGGATGGCTTCCTGTTCCTGCGGGCCAAGGTGGCTGGCGCTGTCGGCCAGACTCAAAATCCCTTCGCCCGTTTTGTAGTAGGCGTCGCGGATCTGGGTGAGGGTGTCGGCGGGCAGGGCGTGGAGGGCTTCGCGGGTCATGGGGGTGTTTTCTTTCATCTTGGTAATCATCGAGTTGTGTTGTTTGTGTGACGCATTCATTCGCTCTGTCCCGCACGGCTATCAAGGCTTATAATCGATATAATTCATTTATTTTCAGCAGGTTGCGTATCTTCTCCGGCGACCGCTTCACGCCCGATAATCTTGAGCATGACGGCGGCGACCACGCTCATGGCCTCACAGTCGAACAGGTGGTTGGGGCGACTGCCGATCTGCTCCCAAATCCACTTGCTGTTCTTCTTGATGCGCTGTTCGGATTCCATCTGCTGGAGGTAGTCCTCGGGGATGTCGCCGGGGACCTGCCACAGGGGGGAGCCATCGGCAGTATGCACGCGGCGCAGGCGGGCGAGCACGTCCTTGATCTGGAGGTTGCTCCAGTAATGCATGCGGCAGACGAGCCCTCGCGACACCGCGATCCGGCGCACCGGGGAGTAAAAACGCTGGACCGGACCCTGCGGCGTCTTGTGGACGAAGGTGCTGTGGGCATCGCCCATCAGGGCGGTCCAACCATGGCGGGCGCACTGGCGGTAAACCTCGTAGCTGTTGTAACCGGCATCGACGAACACCAGCGAGTCATGCACACGGAAACGCTGCTGTATGGATTCCAACTCTTCCCACGTAACCACGCGCTCGCACCAGAGCAGGCGCGAGGCCCCCTCAGCGGACCATGAACGCACCACGAGGAAGAAGTGGTCCATCTGCACATCCACGGTGAGGAAGCGCAGGGGCACCAGCGTGACGCCATCGGGGAAGGGGGCGGCGATTACCTTGCCACGTGAGCCGAGCGCGGCCTCGTCGGACCAGTCCTCGCCCAGGTGATAGGCGCTGGTGGCGATCTCCACCTTGAAATCCTCCACGAACTCTCTCCACGCCAACGCGAGACGCTTCTGGTAAAATTGTTGAAGGAGGGAGGTGTCGCCCTTGCGGGCGGCGAGCTTGGCGCGGAGATAGAGTTCGGCTAGCTTGCCCCACGACATGGACGCCAGGCTGTTCCAGTGAAAGCCGATGTTTTCCCGGGCGGCATTCGGGTTCTGGGTTACGAACTGCCCGGTGGCATTGAGCTTTCGACGGTGCTCGTCACTGTCCGCGATCTCATGCTGGCAGTGCGGGCAGCGCAGCACGGTACTGGCCCGAACCTTTTCAAAGTCATACTGCTCCTGCGCGTCTTTGCAGTCCTTGGCCCACTCGACGTTTTCCCATAGGAAAGGCTGGCGGGTCCCACACGAGGGACAGGCAAAAGTCCACTCCCGCATGTCGGTGGTTTCAAATTTGCGGTGGGTGTCGTCGTCTTCTTCCCCACCCTGACTGAGGAAGATGCACTTGCCCAACCAGCCGAACGCGGTCACGCGGGCTTCGGCTTCGGCCATGTGCCCCTGCGGCCAACGCCACGTCTCATCACCAATCAGCCAGCGGATGGAACGACGTTGCAGGTTGGTCTTGTTGTGCGCCCCCAGTACCCACAGGGTCATGCCGTTGGCGAAGTGGATTGTGGTGTTGCGCCGTTTGTGCCGGTCGGCAGGAAAGAGATCCTTCACCGGCTCGCATTCATCGAACAGTTTTTGCAGCCGCGACTCCGACTGGTCTTTGGCGTCCTCGTCAGTCTGGTCCAGCCAAAGTGTGGGGCCGGGTAAATTGGCGATGATGTAGCACAGGGTCAGCTCCGGCCCCGTCGTCTTCGAGGATTGGATGCTGGCCAGGATAGACACCACCCGCACCTGCGGATCGACGATGGCCTCCATGACTTCTCGCAACCAGGGGGAGTTGTCGGAGCGGAAGCGTCCCGGCATGGGCGAATACGGAATGGCCGGGATGTGCTCCTCGCACCACTGCCACGGCGGACGACGATCAGGAGAACGCCAGGCATTGCGCCAGATGGAACGCAGTTTATTCACGGCGTGCAGTTCCCTTCGTCACCGCTGGTGCAGGTTCCGCCGCTGTGCAGCGTCTCGCAGACCTCATCGATGGCGGCGGCGCACTCGCGCTGGATGGCGATGGCGTCCAGCCCCGACAAGATGGGCGGCAGTTCGGATTCAAACTTCGCCCGCATCAGCGCGATGGCTTTGCCCACCTGTGTCGTCCACTCGAGGCGAACCTGTTCCAACGCCACATACTCGCCCTTCAAGATGGCGGTGCGGATTTCGCGTTGCTCCACCTCGGCCAGGAGCTTGCGGGCTTTCAAAGCCTCGTGACGCTCGACCGTGAGTTTGCCCACATGCAGGTCGCGGTGACGGATAAACTGTCGCCACGCGATGACTGAGTGCGAACCGTTGGCGGCGGGCGGGGGTGCGCCCTCCAGCTTGCGCCACGCGTGAACCGTCTGGCGGCTGACCCCGAGGATGCTGGCCAACTCGGTCAAATCCTTCGCGGTGGTGATCGAGGAGTCCGCCACCGGTTCGGCCCGGGCGCGGATCAAGTCGCGTTCGGCCTTGGAGAGCGGTTTGCCCTCCGTCACCTTCTTGACGATGTTGGTGTAATCCTTGGCGAGGATGCGTTCGGCCACCTCCGGGGTGATACCCGGGCCGGACCTGCCTGACACGTCGTTGGTCTCCATGCCGTATACGGGGTGTCAATTGCTTTACGCGCCAACTTGACGGACTTTACACACCCGTTCGCGCTCACCACTATCCGCCAAGTCAGACAAACAAAGGGCGGGAAGGATTTCTCCGTTCCCGCCTTTTGCGTGAAAGTGTAAAGCGTGAAAAATGGGGTCTCTCTCTACTTGAGGGCGCTTTCCGCGGACCCCATCGCGTACTATTCCGTATGGGACCCCGCAGGACGCCCCCCCCGGTGGTGCCTTGTTTCGGCTCAAAGTAGGCTCCTGACTGTAGATGACGGCATTGGGCGGAGGGGATGCAGGGCCATGCACTTAGGATTCGATGTCAACGGTGACGCCCATACGATGATCGTCGCATTCGGGGCGGTTGCGGTACTCATTCTGCAATTCCTCAATGATCTTCACCACCGGCATGAGGTCTTCGATCATGGTGGTGATCTGGTCGGCCTCGGCGTCCTGCAACCAGCCAACGCGCTTCATCTTCCCCCAAAAGGCGATGAGGCGATTAACGTGCGGATGGACGTTGTCAATGCCCCGGTCGCCCTTGGGCGTGCTGACTTCATCGGGTCTGGCCACGCGGCCCAGGATGATGGACTTGGCCAAACGGCGCACGGACATGGGTTTGTTCTTTTGCTTGTTTTGTTCCTGAGCAGCGATGCGCAGCCACTTTTGTTTTTCCTCGTCTGTTTTGAGGGCGGCGACTTTCTGATGGTGGGCGAAGCTCAAATTTTTAATTCGAATTAAAAAATCTACGCGCTTGGCCACATGAGCGTAAACGGCAAGCGTGCCGTATTCCAACCCGGTAATCTCCATGGCCGGAGTGTAGATGGTGTCCTTGTCTCCGTTTTCATTTTCCTTGGCACCGTAGAAGCGCGGCCCTTTGCCTTCGCCATAGTTGAGCCAGTCACCGATCAGGAAGCCGAGCGTGCGTCCGGCTTTGCCAAGCTGCACACCGAGTTCTTTCCAGTCCTCGGGACTGACATCGCCAGTGAAGACGATTCCCTCGGGGCGGATTTCGTAGTTCCGCTCAACGGTGTTCAACTCAAGATATTTTTCGCTCATGGTGTTTTCTTGCTCGTAGCCCATACGTGGCCCGCGCTGTCAACCGGCGCATGGCGCGAGACGGGGGCAGGTTCATGGCGTTGGAAACGTCCACGCATCGTTTGCTAACGGCGGCACGGGTGACGCCACAGCGCCGTCCGATGGCGGTCATGGTCGATCCGTCGTAACCGATGTTGGTGACCAGGCAAAGGCACTCGATGGTGAGGCGGGCGTTGTCGCGGGCGAGTAGCTCACCAACCAGTCGTCGGATGGCAGCCTGTGTCTCGTCTGAGACTGCCGTATCGTTAGCCGATGACGCGGCGGGCTCTGTCGAGGTCACCACAGGGGCAACACAACGGTCCAGAAGGGTTTCCTGATCGTGTTTGCCCGTGTGGTAAACGGGCAGGTCCGGCCCGGTGATCCCCATCTTGGCCAGCTGGCGTCGTTCCTTCGCGGAGAGCTTGCCCCAGGCATCGGCGTACTCACGGTCGCGCTCACGCTGGCGATCTTCGTAATCACCACGGCTCATGATGACACCCCCTGCGCCCGCGTGCGCGTTTTTGTTTTGTTGGTCACCACCACCACACGCTGGGCTAATGCAGAGCTATAAAAGCCTCTGCATTTAGCACAGAGAAAGAGAGATTTTAGATCTCTTTCTCTTATATCTTTAGATATAAGGGCTACCAGCAGAAGTACCACCCATGCTACCACTTGCCTGTACCAGCCATGATACCACTGACTACCATGGTGGTAGCAGGTGGTAGACACTGGTAGACGGAGGTTATTCTTTGCCATGGAGAACCCCCTTCCAAACCTGTTGCTGGTGATCGAAGACGATGATCTTCCGGCGCGGGTTGCGGATCATTTCGAAGACCTCATAGGCCCGGTTGGCGTCCTTTCCTCGTGCGTTGAGTTCGGCGGCGATATGGGCGAGAACTTCGCTTTGTGAGGGATCGCTGCCATTGCGCAGCGGCGGCATGTGAGCGAACATCTCGCGGTAGCTGCCGGGGATGAACCCCGCGCCCCTGGGCTTCTTTTCACGGGGTTTCTCGCGGCCTTCAATCGACTTGGGGTCGGCGTCGATGCGCTCGAAGCGGTGACC